TTCATTTGCTTCCGATGAAACCGATTATCCGACTGCTACAATAGATGATGATAATATTATAGAAATAACATCCGTTACAGAAACAACCGATGGTTCTAAATGGTATGAGGTTCCGTATTTAGCACAAGAAAGTGTTTTCATAGAACAGGCAAATATAAATGGTGAATTAGAAGATTATTCAAATAATGTACCATATATTTTAGAAGTACAAAAAGTTCCAAAAAGATTTTCAGTAAAAGTAAATTCAAACAATACAATTGATTTACAATTTGGAAGTGGTGATACTACAATGAATGACGAACAAATTTTACCAAACACAAAAAATGTAGGATTAGGTTTAGCAAATTCAGTTAATAGATTAAATCAAAATATAGACCCATCAAATTTTTTAAAAACAAATACATTTGGAATCGCACCAGCTGGTAAGAGTTTAACTGTAAAATATTTAAAAGGTGGTGGTGTAGAATCAAATGTAAATACGGGTGATTTGACAAGAATTTCTAATATAGAATTTGAAGAAGATTTGTTATCAATACCAGATGCATTATTAGATTCTTACAACGAAACAAAAACATCAGTAGCAGCTGAAAATTTAGAACCTGCAATAGGTGGTAGAGGTGCAGAATCAATTGAAGAAATTAGACAAAATGCATTGGCTACATTTGGTTCTCAAAATAGAGCAGTAACTAAACAAGATTATATAGTAAGAGCATTATCAATGCCAGAAAGATATGGTTCGGTTGCAAAAGTTTATGTATCACAAGATGGTGAAATTGATAATAATTCACCTGCATCTATTTTAGCAAGTCCACAAAGTATTAGTGAATTTACAAATATAGTAGAAGGTTTAAAAGATAAATCAAAAGCGGATATTCAAAGAGAATTACTTAAATACTTACAACAAAAGAAAACATCGCTTAATGAGGTTAATAACCCATTTGCAATCAATATGTATGTATTGGGTTATAATAGTGATAAAAAATTAACACAATTGAATGTAGCAGTTAAACAAAATCTTAAAACTTATTTGGGTGAGTATAGAATGATTACAGACGCAGTTAATATAATTGATGGTTTCATTGTAAACATTGGTATTGATTTTGAAATAGCTTGTTATCAAAACTATAATAAGAGAGAAGTTGTTGCAAATTGTTTAGTAGAATTACAAGATTATTTTAACATAGATAATTGGACATTTAACAAGCCAATCAACATTTCGGAAATAGAATTAATATTAGCAAATGTAGAAGGAGTTATGAGTGTTCCATCGGTTAAAGTTACAAACTTATCCGGTGGTGATGGTAATTATTCACCAAACAGATATAACATCGATGAAGCTATAAGGGGTAAAATGATTTATCCGTCATTAGACCCATGTATATTTGAAATCAAATATCCTAATAAGGACATAAAAGGGAGGGCAATATAATGCATAAATTTTTTACATCGTCATACGACGCGAGTATATACTTACAACAACCTGACCAAAATGCTGGTAGTGATGAAATATTAGAAGTAGGTAAACTTTATTATGGTTCTTCAAAAGATATAGCTAGAGCATTAATTAAATTTGATGTAACACAAATATCATCATCGATTGTAGAAAATAACATAACGTCTAGTTATAAAGTTTATTTAAATCTTAAATCAGCTAACTCCGAAGAAGTACCATTGGAGTATACAATTTATGCAAATGCAATATCTCAAAGTTGGACAATGGGAACTGGTACTAAATTTGACAACATAACAACGGATGGTGTAAGTTGGAAATATAGAAATGGAATCGATACTTGGCAAGATAATACAACCGGTGGAACGGCAACATTTGTAGCAGGTACAACTGGTTCTGCAAATGCAGAAGGTGGTACTTGGTATCTAACAGGGTCTGCATCACAATCATATAATTACGAACCAGATGATGTAAGAATGGATATTACTAATATGATTTCAAACTGGATTGGTGGTTTACCAAATAATGGACTTATAGTACATCACGGATTGGATGCTGAAAATGACACATTGGATTATGGTGTATTAAAGTTTTTCTCAAAAGAAACTAATACTATATACGAACCAAAATTAGAATTAGTGTGGAATGACCAATCATTCACAACAGGAAGTTTAACTCCTGTAACTGGTTCGGTATCCGATGATGATTATAAAGTTGTTTTTCAAAATTTAAAGAATGAATATCCTCAAAATCAAAAAGTAAAAATTAGAGTTAAAGGTAGAGATATGTTTCCATTAAAATCCTTTGGAACAACATTTGCATACGACCAAACAAAATATTTACCAATAACTACATATTATCAGTTAGAAGATTATAAAACGGATGAAATAATATTTCCATTTGGAGACTACACAAAAGTTAGTTGTGATTCAACATCAAATTATTTTTTAATGGATTTATCTTCATTGCCAATTAATAGAACATATGTTTTAAAATTGAAAATAGTTGAAAATGGTATATCTACAATTATAGACGATAAATTAATATTTGAAATAATTTAATTAAATGACTAATTTAGAAGCAATAGCAATAAAATTACAAGAAGAAAAAGATAAACAATTAGAGTCAATTTTAAGAGTATCGGGTTCAGCTGCGATAACTAAAAATGAATATGGTATAAATGTTATTGATGCAAATAATCCAGCTTCATCTTTATTATTTAAAACTTTAAATAAACCAAAGTATGATGAACAAGAATTATTAAAAGCAATAGATGTTGAGGTTGTAGAGTTAAGACCAAATATACCAACACCAAATTTAGATTTAGTCCCTAGACCTTTATATACAGAACAGGTTGTATTGGTTGAAGATTTAAGAAAACAAGTAGAAAATTTAACAACAACTATTAATGACTTAAAGTCACAAATAACCACATTAGAATCACAAGTTCAAACTGAAATAAATAATAGATTAAGTATTGAGCAATTGAATGATGTATTGACCAATCAAATAGATACATTAACAAATACCATAAATGATTTTTCAGGTCAGATTTCAACATCATTACAAAAGTCAGTTGATGAAAGTATTTTAAGAGCATCATTACAATCACAAAATGCAGGATACTTTGCACAGATTGAAGCATTGATAAAACAAATAGATTCTTTGAATGCAATTATAGATGGTTTACAATCACAATTGGGTGCAGTACAAAATCAATCTACAATTATACAATCAATAAAAGACTCCGCAGTTGCATTGGGTGCAGAAGTAGTTAATAAAGTTGGTTTGGTTTCATTTAATCCAAAAGCCGAAAGTGGTAAACCAATTGTATATTTAGCAGTAAATAATAAAAATGGTGATAATCAATTTAAATATGGAAGTTCGGTATCAATAACAAATAATGATAGAGACCCCATAAGTGTTGAAATAGTTGCATCGGAATTTTTATTTGTTCCTAAAACAAAATATACAATTAGTCCATCCCAAACAGAAAAATTAGATTTTAAAATAGGAAAAGTATCTTATAGTAAAAATGCAAAAAGTACAAATAAACAAGGGCAATTGAGTGTCAAAATAATAAGAAACGATGGAAGTAGTGAGTCAAAAGAATTTAAAGCAACAATTAATATACAACACAAAGATTCATATCCAACTTGGTAAAATATAATTATGAGTATTAAAAAATATACAAATATTGAAAATATTAATGATAAATCATCAAATGAAGGACAATTTCTTCAAGCGGATGATTTGTTTATTATTTCTAAATCGGAAATAGAAGCTACTGATTTTGGTAATGGTAAGTACGATGTTATGGAAGTTTCTTTATACGATATTAATAATAATTTATTACCACAAACTTCAGGAAATAATGTTGCATATATAAAAAAAGATGATATTAAAAATTATATGTACCAAATCACAAATAAAAGTGGTTTGAAAGAATTGGCCATTAATGTTGAAAAATTAATAAATGATTTGGGGTATAAAAATGGTATCATTAAGGTAAATATAAATTTTGTTAGATATAAAGTTGGTACTGAAAATGAGTTGGAGCGAGTGTGGATTGAAGAAATTTCACCATCAAGAGAAGAAATTCGTATAATTCCTCTTAAAACAAAATTTCCGAATATTAATGAAAAAACAAAAAAACAATTTAAAAATTTACAAAATTTAAATAGAGAGTTTGGTTATTATAAACAAACATTACTTAATTCATTAAATTCTTTTGATAATGTTTTTTTAAATAAAATAAATTCTCAATTAGAAAGTAAATATGGTAATGATTTTTTTAAAATTCTTAAAAAAGATTTTGGATTAAGTAATTTTGATATTGTACGTGATAAGATATCAAACGATTTTAAACAATCTATTTATTATTATTTAAATAATAAACATTATAATATAACCGAATCTACATTTGGCCAACTATCTGATATTAGATTTGAAGATTATGAAATTTACGATTTAAATGAAATTTTATCCACCATCGAAGTTATTCTAAATAATTGTATTAATTTTAATTTACAATCATTAAAGCGTAGAGATTTAAATATCAAATCGTTACCTAAACAATTTGCAATAACCGAATTACAAAAAGAAATAAAAAATAATTTAGATTCATTTAATACATATTCTGAACGTAAACGAAATGTATATTCTCCCGATGGTACTATTACTATATTTAATGATGCAACAAGTTCATTCGTTGAACCAGCAAGGGGAACATTGTTAAATACGTTTTGTAGAGGATATAATAGATATGGTAAAATTGCGGATGGTAATGGTGGTTCGTATGAAGAATTGATTGAAACAAACTCCACAATATGTGGTTATACTGCACCACCAAGTGGAGGTGGTGGTGGTGGCGGAACTGGTATTGGTGGTGGAGGTACTATCGGTAATGACCCGAATGATGGTAGAGAAAGAACGGATGGTGGATTGGGTAGAACGGAAAATATTAGATAAAAATTATTTATAAAAAACAATAGATGTCAATAAGATACAATAGACAATATAAAGAAGATACGGATATTTTTGGTCCTGTGGGCCCACTTGCGAATGAACAACCATTTGATTTTTTAAATAATGATGATGTTTATTTGCGTGGTGGTGGTGGTGGTGGAGCATCCGGAGGTGGTGGAACATCCGGAGGTGGAAGTAATGATATTCAACCTCCCGTTGAAACTCCTCCTGCCGAAACCAATGTAGAACCAAGTCCGGAAAATCCAACACCTAATGGCCCGTTACCTCCAATTGTTAATTATGAAATTGCAATAAGTTCTAATTTACAAGAAGAAGTTGGGGACTTTATTAAATTAAAATACGACATACTTTCAAATGGTTCAATACAAGAAGAAGGTGAAGTGTTATTGGCAGATTTTAATACTGATGGGTTATCGATATCAAAGGAAATACTAACTTCAGGTATTTTAAATCTTTATTTACAAAACAATTTACCTTCAAATTATAGTATATCGAAAATATATTATACAAATAGATTAATTGCACAAAAAAATCCTACGGATTATAGTAAATGGAAAGTTGGTAATGATTTTATAGGTTTACAGGCCTCAGAATTACTTACTGGTGGTATTGCTGTTGCTGTTATATTAGAAAAAGAAATAGCAGCTGCTAAACCAACAATATCCTTAGATTCTACAATTTATAGTAAACAGGTAAAGGATTCTGATTCCGATTCTATAATTAACATCAAATTTAATCAAACGGATTGTGATTATGTTTATTTTTATATATCCGAAACAAAATCACTTAAAATAGATGCAAAGGTGGGCAATTGTACCTTATCGTTTTTAAAAGATTTTGGTAAAATATATGGTAATAAAAAATTAATAATAGTTCCTTATAGTGATTTATATGGAACAGGAGATAAAATTGAAATTAGTGTAAATTTTATATCAGTAAACGATTTTCCATCAATTACTGAAATAATATATCCTGATACAATTGATATACCTGCATTTTCTGATTTAGAAATAGATTATGAAATACAATATAATACATTTGCCGCAACATCGGTTGATTTTTATTTACTTTTAAAAGATAAGAGTAGAGTTGGTTTATTTAAATCACAACCTGCAAATGGAAATATAAAATTAAATCTTAAAAAATTAAGAGAATTAAATCCTAATTGGGTTGGTAGTACGGATGTAACATTAATATTAAAACCAATTAATAATAGTGGTGATACTCTTTTAGAAGGAAATGAATATGAAATAAAAACATTATTAACGTTTCCTGCGTTTCAAATTGATGAGGATATTATTAAAAAATCCGTATTTGATGCATTTTTAAGTAATTTAGGATTATCACCTGAAAGGGAAAGTAAATATTTAACACACCTTGCAAACTTTGGTAATGACGAACAAACGATAATTTCATCTTGGGAAAATGATAATTGGACATTATCTAAAAAATCTGTTGATGAATTGGGTAATGAATTTGTAAAACCTGAAGATGAGATAAACTCTATAATATTAAAGTTATATAATCCATTACCGGCAAACATACAAAAAAACTCAACTTTTTGGGTTACTAAATTAATGAGTAATCCACTCGTTGAAACTGTAATATTAACTCAACAAAACGAAATTGAATTACCTACCATTAAGGGCCCTAATTTTAGTATAGACATTGATTTAGTACAAGGTAAATCAACTGGATATGAATCGTTGGATACTATATTATTAAATAATGATGTAACAAGTTCTTCAACATTGGTTGCAACCTATTTAAGTTCTTCATTAAGTAACACCGATGAATTGAATATAGATTATGCAAGTGGTTCAACTTATTTGTGGAATAACTTTGTACATTTTAGTTCAGCAAAAGAAAGAGTTGATAATTTTGTATATAAAGTACAATTGATAGAAAATTATGAGGCTGCAATATCATCATCTTACCACACAGGAAGTGGAAACGGACTACATACGGGTTCAATTGCATCTATTCAAGAAAGAGAAAGACAATTATTAAAGAAAAATCAATTAATAAATAATTTTGATGGTTTTGAAAAATTCTTATACACATCTTCATCATTAAGTTGGCCACATTCAAATACTACGAATAGATTAATTAGTAC